CGGGTAGCATTGACAAAACATGCTATTGCCGTTCTAAGCGCTTAATGGGAAAATGACGCCATGCCATTACAAAATCTTGAGTTTAAAGCTGGATTAAACCGCGAAGGTACTGACTATTCAAACAAGGGTGGTTGGTACAGCGGCGACAAAATTCGTTTTCGATCTGGTCAACCTGAAAAAATCGGTGGCTGGACTCAAGTTTCGACCAGCCAATTCATTGGTTACGCTCGTTCTATTTGGAACTGGGAAGCATTGTCTGGCGCTTTGTATTTAGGGCTTGGAACAGAATCTAAGTACTATATTTTTTATTTTTTACGGTGGCACGTACAACGACATTACGCCAATCTACTACCCAGCAGCAGGCAGCACAGATACGTTATCTAACCCTTTTGCAACCGTTAATGGAAGTAATGTGGTGACCGTAACTGATGCAACTTACATCCCAAACATTGGTGATTACGTTATTTTCAGTGGGGCAACGCCCTTCAATGGCGTCACTATTAGCGGTGAATATCGAGTTAATGCAGTTCCAAGTATTACAACGTACACAATTACGTCAGCTACTACAGCTACCGGAACAGGCACTGGTGGTGGATCTTCTGTTACCGCACAGTATGAATATCCATCTGGTAATAACACCACGGTAATTGGTACTGGCTGGGGAACTGGACCATGGGGCGGCAGCGTGGGTAACTACGTTACGCTGACCAATCCATTTGCAACAACATCCAGCAGCTCTACCATCACGGTTACGCAAACGGCTCATGGATATACAAATGGCCAATATGTATCTTTCACTGGTGCATCTGCTGTTGCAGGAATTTTGGCAAACCAGATTAACAATACGTTTGTTATCTCTGGAGTCACAACTAACACTTACAACATTACGCTGCCAACTGGGTTGACAGCCACATCAACCACAACTGGTGGCGGCACAGTTACCGTGCATCCACCTTACGGTTCACGTGCTTGGGGAACGGCGTACAGCACAGGTATTGCTTACCAGCTTCGTCTGTGGTCTAACGACAACTATGGCCAAGACTTGTTAATTGCTCCTCGTGGAGGCTCAATCTATTATTGGCAAGCATCAACTGGCGTAAATACACGAGCACAATCTTTGCAGTATTTGTCAACAACTGCAGGATATTCTGGGACATATGTTCCAAACTCAACTTTACCAAGTAATTTCTTCTGCAATCCAAGAGTTTGTGATTGCTTTTGGTGCTAATTCTTACGTTTCTGGGACTCCAAATACACCATTCAACCCTATGTTGGTTCGCTGGTCTGACCAAGCTAACCATCAGTGGGTGCCTGCGGTTACCAATCAATCAGGCGAGTTCCCGTTGTCCAATGGTTCGTACATTGTGGGTGCTCGTGCAACCCGTCAAGAGATTTTGATTTGGACAGATTCGGCGCTGTACACCATGCAGTACATCGGTGCTCCCTACGTTTGGAGCTTCAACATCTTGATGGACAACATCTCGGTGATTGGACCCAATGCGATGATCACGGTTAACAACGTGACATATTGGATGGGGCTGGGCAAGTTCTATATGTACACCGGTACTGTTCAGACTTTGCCATGTACCTTGCGTCAATACATCTTTGATGACATCAACTTAGGACAGTCTTATCAAGTGTTTGCTGGAGCCAATGAAGGCTTTAACGAAGTCTGGTGGTTCTACGTTAGTAATGAAAGCAGCAACAATTCGGTTGACAAATACGTGATCTACAACTACGCAGATCAGGTCTGGACGTATGGAACCATGGCTCGGACTGCATGGATTGACACGGCTATTAGGGGTTACCCTATTGCTGCAGATTACAACAGCCGACTTCTGTACCATGAAAACGGCGTGGATGACGTGGCTACATCCAGCCCACAGCCGATTGTTTCTTATGTTCAATCGTCTGACTTTGACATTGCACAGGGACAGAACTTTGGTTTTGTCTGGCGCATGTTGCCTGACATCAACTTCAACGGCTCTACGGTGGCCAACCCATCGGTGACCGTGCAATTGATTCCACGTCAAAACTCTGGCGCAGCGCCTGGCAATGCTGCATCACCTGCCGTGCAAAGTTCTCAGGTTTATTCGGTTCCAAGCCCTCAAGAGTACAACATTCAGCAATTTACAGGCGAGGTTTACACCCGTTTGCGTGGCCGTCAGATTTCGTACAAGATCCAATCTACCGGCCTTGGCAATCTACCGGCCTTGGCGTTGCATGGCAGTCTGGCTTGAGCAGGCTTGACATCAAACCAGATGGGAGACGTTGATGACTGCAGCTTACAACGGTAACCTGATAGCGACCAAAGCACCCAACTTGCCAATTGCTCCAACAGACTATTCGTTTGATTATCAAAACCAGATTTCAAACGCTTTTCGTTTGTATTTCACCCAAATTGACAACTTTACTCAGGCAACTGTAATTCCTTCGTCAGGAACAACTGCAAACAGACCTAACGCAAAGTTGTTGGTTGGCCGTCAATACTTTGACACAACGCTGGGAATTCCAATCTGGTGGAACGGTGTGCACTGGGTAAACGCTAGTGGAACAACGGTGTAGTATGTTAAAATTTTTTTCAAATAACTCGATAGGTGTACCATGAGTCTACCTTTGATTGCAAAGCACTTAGAGAAGCACGGACGTGGTGAAGACACCCATCTGGTTCATATGACCACTGGTGAGCTTCAAGCCATGCAGAATCTGGCGCAAAAGCACGGTGGATCACTCACCATCAACCCCCATACTGGATTACCTGAAGCAGGCTTTTTAAGTTCTGTTTTGCCTATGGCGCTTGGAGCTGCTGCTTCTGCTTTCCTTGGTCCTGAGATGATGCCTCTTGTGGCTGGCGGTATCGGTCTGGCTGACTATGCCATGACGGGTAGCTTGACCCAAGGTTTGATGGCTGGTCTTGGCGCTTGGGGCGGTGGAGAACTGGCAGGTAGTTTGGCTGATGCAGGATTGAATACAACTGTTCAATCAGGTGGCGATGAAGCTGCTAAACAATTTGCACAAAATCAAGCGGCTGCTCAAACAGGACCAAACGCATTAACAAATTATTCAATGGATACTGCTGGCAATCCAACAGTTATCCCAAATACAAACACCCCAACTAACATTGCTGGCAATCAGATTGGCAGCATGAATAATCTTACTTCTGATCAAATCAGAGGTTTCCAAGATCAACTTGCAGTACCCGGATCTAATCCTGCTGACGTGGTTCGTTCTGCAGGAGCTGCTAACGCTGCATTCAATGCTGAAGCCAACCCAATGACAACAATGGGTCAAGGTATTTCGAATGCTCAAGGAACTGGAGCTGTTGATTCGTTGAAAAACTTTGGCCAGTTTGCTAAAAACAACATGGCAGGTATGGCTGCTTTGGCCAATGCCGGATTGTCTGGTCTGGGTGCTTACAACCAACTATCTGTTCCCGGCGTTCAAACGGCATCCAACCCATTTGGCTTGAAGACAATTCCCAAGGATGCCAATGGCAATCCTATCTTCAATCCCATGTTGCCTGCTCAGCCTAGCCCACACTATCAGGCTCAGTATCCCAACTACCAACAGAATCCTTACCAAGGCGTAGTGTCAGCTGCTGATGGTGGCCAAATGCAGTCTGGGGCTATCAACGGCGACTCTAATGGCATGTTGGCTTACACGCCTTCACTGATGCAAAACCAAAATACGCCTCAGTCTACGATGTTGAGCAACACTTACAACATCCCCAGCCAGATGCCTGTTGGGAATATGCAAACGGCCAACTCCATGACTCCCATGGATAACCGTTACACAGGTTTGCCCATGAAGATGAATCTGGGCGGCGTAACAAGGATGGCCAGCGGATCTGATCCATATGGCCAAGAGTTAAGTGCTGCTCAAGAGATGATGGCAGGTTTACAGGCAGCGACAAAACGTCCTGTTTTAGAACAAGGCCAAGCTCCAGATGTTGGCGTTTATCAACTCAACAACACTGACTATGCTCAAACATCTCCTATTGCTTTGATCAAGAAAAGCAAGATTGGCGTAGCCAAAGGTCTGCAACCTACAGCAAATCTGGGTGATTACGAGATCAAACCAGCTGCCCAAGCGCAAGCTGAAGCGATGGCGCAACAAGACATTGCTCAGAATTCACAGATGCCTACGACTGCCAAAGAAGGCGGTTTGATGGCTCACAAACATATTGTGGATGGACATCTGGGAGCTTATTCCGATGGTGGCCGTTTACTGCCCAAGCGCAAGCTGAAGCGATGGCGCAACAAGACATTGCTCAGAATTCACAGATGCCTACGACTGCCAAAGAAGGCGGTTTGATGGCTCACAAACATATTGTGGATGGACATCTGGGAGCTTACTCGGACGGTGGCCATTTGCTCAAAGGACCCGGAGATGGTGTAAGCGATGGAATTCCTGCCACAATTGGCGGCAAGCAACCTGCTCGTCTGGCTGACGGGGAGTTTGTGATCCCAGCTCGTATTGTTTCTGAACTCGGTAATGGAAGCACAGATGCAGGCGCAAAACGTCTGTATGCCATGATGGATCGCATCAAGGCTGCTCGTGCCAAATCAAAGGACATTGCGGCTGACACCAAAGCCTACAAATACCTACCAGCATGATCATTTACGAAGACGTCGATGGTTTTAAGTTTCTGAAAGAGTTCGAACAGCTCTTTCCGGAACACTACGAAGAGCTTTGTGTCACAAAAGATTACCCTTATGAGCCGGACTACGATGCTTATAAGAACTTGGCAAATTCAGGGATGCTGCGCTGCATCACTTGTAGAAGCGACGAGAAGTTGATTGGATACATCATCTTTGTCATTGCTCCGCATATGCACTACAAGTCATGTAAGACAGCGTTTGAAGACATTTACTTTGTGACCAAAGAGTATCGCAAAGGCCGTGTCGGAATCAAACTTTTTCAATACGCAGAACAGGTATTGAAAGATCGCGGTGTTAATCGCATCGTGATGCACACGAAGATACATCT